ATCTGACGCCCCCGCCTGAATACACGCGGCCGGGCCGGGGTTTGCGTGAGCCTACGGGTAACGTTCAACTAAAATGCCCGCCAAGGTATCCCTATCCGGGATGGTCACGGCCCTGAGCCGAGCCTTTAATCCCTGTTCTGCGTAAACAGCCCCGCCGGTTTTTATATAACGAATGGACAGGATATCGCCCGGTTCAAACGACCAGTCCGCCACGTTGTCCAAGTTCAGAGCCTTGAGGAGCGTTTTATCATTTCTGCATGTGGTCGATATTCGCGAATCTGCCACTACCCGCCGCTTCCATCTCCACCTTTGCGGACGCGTAAGTTGCACGCGGAGCCCCGAGGCGTCCTCTTGCTTGCATATCACGACAACAGATCTGATTACGCCAGACCCTTCCATGTGAATGCTGAGCGGCATTTCGGTCAGGGGAATTGACATGAGGGAGTTTGCGAAGCGGGAAGATCGCTCCAAGTTGAGTGCAACGATATCGCCGCTGGTGCGTATTGGGTTGGGTTCTCGGGGGCTCATAGCATCTGGGAGGGCATTTTTTACCATTCTCCCAATTTCACCGGTGACGTCGGCATCGCGCCGAAAATGCACTGGATCGCTATAGTGGGAGGATGGGACGCTGCCGAAACGGTTCCGGAATTCCGCGGATACATCCACGGTATTTAATCCATAATGTTTAAATAAATCAATGGCATGATAGTAATAGTCTGGGATTATATCGTAGATCTCCTCTTGCCTGGGGACCAGCAGCAAGGGCAGAACCTTCCAGTTGTTTCGGCCGGCCAGCCTTAAGAAGTGTTCAAGGTTTCTCAACAGGGTTTCCTGAGCGTAAAGCTCCCGAACGTGAACAATCTCATTAAGTGCATATTCCCATATGATCGTATCTCCGCTTTGCGGGCCATCATCCAGCAAGCAACGAAAGATTCCGCAGAGGGTGGTGTTTGCGCCGACCGACAGGTTGTGCGCCCCGCTGATTTCTGATGACCAGCCGTCTCGATATATCGAGTTGGAACCGCCAACGATGAATATGGACATGACTAACCCTCTGCGCCCTTAACCCGCATATCACGGATATCTCAGGAAAAGAGCTAGAGGAGGTATCCTGTCGGGCCGTAGATTTTGCGGCGCTGTGTGTTCTAGCCAACATATATCACTCGCACAGCGTCTCGCATGGCGCCGGTGCTTACCCCGCGCCGCGCCCTTGGTTGAACTCGGTTCTGCTGGTTCAGGCGCGCGCAAGGTAGCCCCCCAGTAAAGCTAATTTCGGAGATACGATGACAGACCCGGATTACCGGCGCGACCTGGCGCGCATTGAAACCAAGCTCGACCGCGTGGAGACGGCCATCATCAGCCTTGCCCGCATGGAAGAGCGGCTGGTGACGCTGTTCAACCGCATGGACCGCCACGACGGCGACTATCGGGACCTGAGCAAGCGGGTCGCGGACATAGAGCGGGTGACGTTTGGGCGGAGGTCTTCTATCGTCTGGGCAGATTCGAGGCGATCAGCAGCGTTTCGAAGATCTTCCGCGACCTGCGAAAGCGAGATATCGGCCGACTTTCGTTGCTGGTTCGTGGCTGCCTTCTGAAAAAACGATTAACAGATCAAGGCAGTAAACCACATGAGCACAAAAATGCCAAGACGGTGCGTTAGGTCGGTTGCGGTTGACGCTACCGCTTCGCCTGCATATTACGCAAGAAGCTGCAAAAATGTGCGAATATCACTAAATTGTACGAGTTAATCGGTTGTAGGGTCAGGCGATAGACCACTTGAGAATTATTTTGACATCGAGAGGCAACAGTTGGAACCCCTTATAGCTACACCAGAAATTTCGTCGGATGGGCGAACCGCGCGTGTTGTATTTAACAGCGGCGTATCTCCCATCGAGTGGAGCATGCCGCCCGAATACGGCCCCGGCTTCGCAACTGATGGATCAGCAGATTTTGCGGCTCTCGCGGCGATGCCCTTCGCTATGGCACTCGGCCGCGATTTGCATATTAGAGGTAGGGTATGTCCCATCTTGTTAAGCAATTTAGAGCGGTTAGTATATAACCGGGTAGCATTTCATGCACCTTCTTTCAAAATCGTACGCTTATCAGCAGATGATCGCAGCATTGTGAGCCGTTACGATCCCACATCTCCGCATATTGCGGCATATTCCGGTGGTGTCGACGCTACATATTGTATCGGCAAAAATATGCATGATAAGACGTCCGCTATGCACCGGCCGCTTGGAGCATCGCTGACGATCCGTGGATACGGTTACGATATCAAAGGTTCGCCAGATTTTGAACGCGCTCGAAACAAGGCGGCGCAACTTGGCAAGAGCTTTGGTTTCAATCCCTATGCAATTGTCTGCAATTCAAGTAATTTGGCGCGCAAGGAGTGGGGTATTAAGGGATTTTCGCCACATGAGAATGCTCACCCAATGTTCATTGCTTCTTGTCTCAGTCTGTTTTCGCGCGACTACGGGGGCGGTCTCTATGCAGCGGATTTCAGTTATCGCGATGAACCGGAAGTGTTGAGTTGGTCTTCCAACTCCGTGGTTCACCCGCTTCTTTCATCGTCAGGATTCCATATCAATACTATCGGCGCTGACGCGAGCCGGTCTGAGAAGCTAAGTTTCCTTTCTGACAATAACTTAATGTCGGGGATCGTCCTTTGTGGGGCCGGAAGAACGCTTGAAAAGAACTGTGGCCGCTGCCGGAAGTGTCGCCGTACAATTATAATGTGTCATTCCCGAGGCATTGATCCATCTGATCTATTCATGGAAGTTCCGGATACGGATGGTTTGATTGATTACGTCAGTCGGAAGGTGACGGAATTTTCTTTCGCGAAATCAACACTTCGCCATTGGATAAGCCCCAACCACACAGACCTTAGGTTGAGGCTATGGGAAGAAACGGCAAAAACGGCCAAATTGAAAGTTGACATAGAAATGCGTGTAATGCGGCGCAGGATTGATCAGGCTTCAGAACGAAAAACCGAGCCTCAGAATACCTAGACCCGCTTGAAAATCCCCGGATGCGCCTGATGCCCGGCATCGGTACGCCCGGAACACGCCTGGTGCCTGCGCAATCAGAAATCAGAAGCCCCGCCATCGAGCGGGGCTTTTTCATGTCCGCCCCCGCCTCAACACGCGCGGCGGGGGCCAGGGTTCGCCAGAACAGAATCCAGCATAGCATATTTTCGGAGATACGATGGACGGAACACTCAATGGCCTTTACGGGCTGATCCAATCCGGCTGGGCGCAGGTCATGGCCATTGTCGGCATCATCTGGTGGAGCCGCAAGATCGATCTGCGAGCGCAGGACCATGCCGATCGGCTGGACCGGCACGAGGCGCGGCTGCGGGGCATCGAGCAGAACCAGCAAGCGCAGGCCGTGCTTTTCGCGCGCATGGAGGAATCGCTGGCCGGCATCAAGATCACGCTGGATCGCATCTATTCGCAGCTTCACAAGGCTGACCGGCAATGACCCACTGGCTCGTCTCCAGCGCCATCGGCTTCCTGCTGACCGGGCGATGGCAGCCACTTTGCTCGATCATCTACGCCGCACCTGAAAGCCGCGCCCGTGGCTGGTTCCTGCGAGCCATGGACATGGCATTTTCGGAACGCGACCACTGCCGGCGCATCTACCTGACGCATCAGATCGGCCGGGCCTTCAGGGGCTGATCCCCACTCCACAGAGCACCACACCTTTCCCCAGCAATCATTGGCTGAAACGCCGATTCCCACCCGCTCGGGGCACCACTCTGCGGCGGGGTTTTTGCATGGAGCAACTCCATGAAAACCAACTTCGACCGCCGCCTAGCGGAAACGCTTGCTCATGAGGGCGGATGGGCCGACGACCCGCGTGACCCCGGCGGGCAACGATGAAAGGCATCACCGTCGGCGCCTACCGCGCGTGGAAGGGCCAGGCCGTCATCAAGGCCGAACTGCGCGCCATCCCTGACAGTGAGGTCCGCGCCATCTACCGCCAGAACTACTGGGATGCGGTGCGCGGCGACGACCTGCCTGCCGGGCTGGATCTGGTGGCCTTCGATGGGGCGGTCAACAGCGGCGTCTCGCGCGGCGCGAAGTGGCTGTAAACCGCGGTCGGGGTCACGGCTGACGGCAAGGTCGGGCCGCAGACCTTAGCGGCAGCAAAGGCAGCGCATCCCGAGGCGGTGATCGACCGGGCGTGCAGCAGCGGCTGGCGTACCTTCGGACGCTGAGCACATGGGGGCGTTACGGCAAGGGCTGGTCGATCCGCGTGGAAAGCGTGCGCGAGACGGCCTATGACCGCGCACGCCGCGGCGCTGGCCGGTGACGACGTGGCAGAGGACCGGGCGCGACTTGATCGCAACCTATGACGCGGCGACAAGGCGCTAGTCACCCCTGACGCCGACCGCGGTGCTTGGAAATCGTGTCATCCAACCATTCGGCCGCTTGGATCACCTGTTCCACCTTTTTAGCAAAATTCCCGGTGCCATCCACGGCGATGATTGCTTGCCTGCATTCGGCAGCCCATTCCGCCGGCGCGTCCGCATGCGCCCGCTCGTCGGCTAGGGCGGCGCGGAGGCGGGCGATTTCGTCGGCGGCTTCGTCGCAGATCACATGGTGCACCGGATCGCCCCACTCGTCCCTGTCCCGATTAGTCGCGTAACCGCTCAACCAGGTCGTCACTCATCGCGCGTTCTCCGGGGGCTTGGGGAGGGGGATCCAACCTGAGAAAATATCGTCACCCCCTAGGCCATGGCCAAATGGTCCATTCAGCGACCAGCCGGGATCAAATCCATCTGGCGCAAGCCCTTGGTGCCTGATCACGACATATAGGCCGGCGAACAGATCCGGATCGCTCCATCCATAGTGCGGCCTGTATGCCGCAAGGTCCGGTCGGATTCGCGCGAGTATCGGTGTGCCGTCTTTCACCGCAATGCGCCGTTTTTCAGCGCACCGATGCGTCGCAGGTAATCGGCGTCCAGCGTGGACCAGTCGAACTCGTCCCGGAACTTGCCGCAGTGGAAATCCTTGCGGGTGAATGGCAGGCCGGGCGGAGGGGTATAGGTGGACCAGTAAGCCCCTATTCGACCGCATCACATCCTCGCCCGACACGATCCCTGCCGCTGCGCACTGGCCTGACCAACCCGCGTCGCTGCGCCAGTGATCGCATCCGGCGCAACATTGGCCGTAGGTCCAATACTCCTTGTCGCACGCTTCTTGGTATCGCCTATCAAAATCGGCTCTTTCTCGCGCCTCAAAATCTGCGACCAATGGGAGGCGCCGCCGCTCGACCTCATCTGGCGGCAGCCGCGTGAACCCACTCATGCTGTCATTCCTCTGGGGATGGGGATGGGGAGGGGGAATCGCGCGCTGAATTGCGCGAGATTCTGGCCGTGTCCGCAGGGGAGAGTTTCAATGAACTTAGGCGCGCTTCGTATGCGCTGGCCTAAGTTGTTGAAAATAATGGTGGGCGATAACGGATTTGAACCGCTGACATCTTCGATGTGAACGAAGCGCTCTACCGCTGAGCTAATCGCCCGATGCGCGCTAGATAGCCGCAGCCGCGGGAGGCTGCAAGAGGTTTCAGGCGAAAAATCACGCCTCGCCGGCGATACGGCGGCGCAGGCGCAGGGTAATGATCTCGCCGCCAGTCCTGTCGTTGCGGCGACTGATCCGCGCGCGTCCAAGTGGCGGTAATGCCAGCGTCATGCCTGCGGCAATCGCTTCGCCCAATTCGGCCAGCGTGGCCTCGACGACCGTCTTGACCTCGGTGTTGCGCAAGCCAGTTCGTCGGGCGACCTGCGCCAGAAGCTGGCGTTTTTGCAAAACCTTTGCCGGCTCCGGCTCGACAAAGCTGTCTCTTTGCGCTTTTCCTCCTGATCGTGCCATGAGCGAACTCCTTTCTGTTGGAGCCTCGGCCAAGAAAAAACCGCGCGAGAGACCCGCGCGGTTTCAAGTTTAGTGGGCGACTGCCGCGCCGCCGCTTCCCTGATCGCGGGTGGCGGCAAGCCGGCTGGCCTCGGCCGCCTCTTCTGCGGCTTCGTCCCATTCGATGGGCTCGGGCATCCGCACCAGCGCGTGCTGCAATACTTCGCGCACGTTGCTGACGGGGATGATCTTCAGCCCTTCCTTAACATTGGCCGGAATCTCGGCCAGGTCCTTTTCGTTATCGGCCGGGATCATCACCGTCTTGATCCCGCCACGCAGGGCCGCCAGCAGCTTTTCCTTGAGCCCGCCGATGGCCAGCACGTTACCGCGCAAGGTGACCTCGCCGGTCATGGCGACGTCCTTGCGGACCGGAATCTGCGTCAGCACCGAGACGATCGAGGTCACCATGGCGATGCCCGCCGAAGGCCCGTCCTTGGGCGTCGCGCCTTCGGGAACGTGGACGTGGATATCCACCGTCTCGAATTTCGGCGGTTTCACCCCGATATCGGGGCTGATCGAGCGGACAAAGGACGACGCGGCGTCGATCGATTCCTTCATCACGTCGCCCAGTTTGCCGGTCGTCTTCATCCGGCCCTTGCCGGGCAGCTTCAGTGCCTCGATCTGCAACAGATCGCCGCCGACCTGCGTCCACGCAAGACCAGTGACCACGCCGACCTGATCGTCCTTTTCGGCCAGACCATAACGATGACGACGCACGCCCAGATACTCCTCGGCCTTTTCCGAGGTAACCTCGACGCTTTTGACTTTGCCCTTGAGGATCTCGGTCACGGCCTTGCGGGCCAGTTTCGCGATCTCGCGTTCCAGCGACCGCACGCCCGCCTCGCGGGTGTAATAGCGGATCACATGGGTCAGCGCCTCGTCCGTCACCGAGAATTCGCCTTTGCGCAGCCCGTTCGCCTTGATCTGCTTGGGCAGCAGGTGCTGGCGGGCGATCTCGTGCTTCTCGTCCTCGGTATAGCCGGCCAGAGGGATGATCTCCATCCGGTCAAGCAGCGGGCCCGGCATGTTGTAGCTGTTGGCCGTGGTCACGAACATCACGTTCGACAGGTCGTATTCCACCTCCAGATAGTGGTCCACGAAAGTCGCGTTCTGTTCGGGGTCCAGCACCTCGAGCATGGCCGAGGCCGGATCGCCGCGGAAATCCTGGCCCATCTTGTCGATCTCGTCGAGCAGGATAAGCGGATTCGTGGTCTTGGCCTTTTTCAGCGCCTGAATGATCTTGCCGGGCATCGAGCCGATATAGGTCCGACGGTGGCCGCGGATTTCGGATTCGTCGCGCACGCCGCCGAGGCTGATGCGGATGAATTCGCGCCCGGTGGCCTTAGCCACGCTGCGTCCCAACGAGGTCTTGCCGACACCCGGAGGGCCGACGAGGCACAGGATCGGACCTTTCAGCTTGGCTGAGCGGTTCTGTACCGCCAGATATTCGACGATCCGTTCCTTGACCTTTTCCAGACCGTAGTGATCGGCGTCCAGCACCTCTTCGGCCTTGCCGAGATCCTTGCGGATACGCGACTTGACACCCCAGGGCAGGGACAACAGCCAGTCGAGGTAGTTGCGGCTGACCGTGGCTTCGGCCGACATCGGCGACATCGACTTCAGCTTCTTGAGTTCGGCATCGGCCTTTTCACGGGCTTCCTTGCTGAACTTGGTCTGCTCGATCTTTTCTTCCAGCTCGGTGATTTCGTTCGAGCCGTCCTCGCCGTCGCCCAATTCGCGCTGAATGGCCTTCATCTGCTCATTCAGATAGTATTCGCGCTGGGTTTTCTCCATCTGCGTCTTGACGCGGGACTTGATCTTTTTCTCGACCTGCAGGACCGACATCTCGCCCTGCATCAGGCCATAGACCTTTTCCAGGCGCTCGGCGGTCACCAGCGTTTCAAGCAGTTCCTGCTTCTTGTCCAGCGCAATGCCCAGATGGCCGCTGACCAGATCGGCCAGACGCGCGGGCTCTGCGGCCTCGGCAACGGCCGAGACGACCTCTTCGGGGATGTTCTTGCGAACCTTGACGTAACGTTCGAATTCCTCGGCGACGGCGCGGGTCAGTGCGGTCACCGTATCCTCGTCCCCCGCTTCTTCGGTCAGAGCCTCGCAACGGGCTTCGAAATAGGCTTCGTTCGGCACAAAATCGGTGATCTGCACACGTTCGCGCCCTTCGACGAGCACCTTGACGGTCCCATCGGGAAGCTTCAGCAGTTGCAACACATTTGCCAGAACGCCGGTGCGGAAAATCCCCTCGGCGGCAGGCTCGTCGACCGCGGCATCCTTCTGGGCAGCCAGAAGAATCGGGCGGTCCTGTTCCATCACGGCCTCGAGCGCCCGCACCGATTTTTCACGCCCGACGAACAGCGGCACGATCATATGCGGGAACACCACGATATCCCGCAAAGGCAGGACCGGATGAGTGGTTTGGGCGAATTCGTTCAT